TCGATGGCTATGATGGCCAAGAGAAAATGATTATCGATGAATTCCGTGGTACAATGCCCTGGGCTGACCTACTCGGTCTTCTAGACCGTAACGAATTTAGAGCCCAATATAAGGGCGGATTCGTTCAAATTCAGACACGTATCTTTATTATCACGTCACCCCTTCCCCCTACCCTCTGGTATAAGACCGACGAGCGTTACGATCGCTATAAGCAGCTTGAACGGCGTATAACTCGTGTAGTTCACCATGGAACTCTCGAACCTTATGTAGTTGCGGTATAGTATTACCCGCAACTTCTGAGACACTTCTTCTGAGACAGAATTTTCGTCGTTCGACCAAAATTTTTTTCTTTCTCTAAGATAATTCAAACCCACTCCCTCCCCATGCCCTATGGAAAACGATCTGTTCGTAAGCGCACTCGTTTTAGCACTCGCACTGCTAAGCGCGTTGCTGTTCCCAAAAAGCCCAAGACTACGAAAAAGTATGTCCGTTCTAATGCGCTTGCCGTCAACTCGAACCACAGAGCCATCATGCGAATGCAGCGAGAGCTCAAAGGACCCGTCCAAATGAATAACCAAGTCACTTCATTCCCGCCCCAAATTCCGCCCTTGCCCGGCACACCCACTCCCTTTATGACCCTGCGAAATGATCGCCCCATCTGCTGTGATATCGGAGACTTCTCTTGTCAAACCCCTGCCAGCACCGTCCTCGAGGGCTGTGCGTTCTACCAATATAACAATGCCACGCCTGCCGTTTTGTCTAAAATCGCCTGTTGGGGTAAGGCCCCGTTTGTCGCTAACCCTTATTTTAAGGGTGCGAACGCAGATAATCTGTTAGATGTGGGCCAGTACACCCCACTCTCTATCCAGCTCACAATCAAGATTCAAGCTAGTCCCAATGTCGCTAATACGCGAATCCGCTTCGATTTAGTATCTCTCAAATCTCGTAAGATATATCAATCTACAACCGGTTTTCAGGACCTGCTTATGCCGCAAGGCGTTCGTTGGTTCGAAGACCTCGCGTCGCCCGAACGAAACTCGATATCGAAAACATTCTTCAAGGTCTACGCTACGAAATGGGTTACACTCGACTCTCGTACCCGTTATACACAAGGAGGTGGCGCCGGTGGCGGTAACGTCATTGGCCACACGTCGACTACGCAAAACTTCAGATACGTATCTTTCTTCGTCCGTCCGAAAAAGGACCGCACTCAATCTACGACCTCGACTACAGCGCCCGCCGACTTCTCCGTCTACAACGTTCCTCAAGATCAGCCCCTTTGGCTAATTTGCTCTACGTCTGATGTCAATGATGATGTAGACTCTGATCAGATCCAACTGACCATGCGTCGAAAAATACGATGGCGCGACACCTTGGGATCGTCTTCTATGTAATTCTGATTCCGCCTCCGGCAGGACCCCCTTGAAAAAGGGTCGTGGGGGGGCCCAACCCCCCAGTCGTAACCTCGGGAATATTACGACCACCGCCTTCACGTACGACCCCGATAGTTTGTCCAAAATTATTTTCTCTTCCTTAGTAAAAACTCCCACTCCAATGTCCAAAGCACCTCGTAATGGATGCTTTACCATAAACAATCCTACGCCTGAAGAGTATGATCATTTAACACACAACGCAGAGACCTGGGCCCAATATCTCTGCTTTGGTTCTGAATGTGCTACCGATGGAACGCCACATATCCAAGGTTACTATGAATCTAAAGATCAACACAGGTTTCAAAAGATGAAAACCCTTCTCGGACCCCGCGCCCACTTTGAACGTAGAAAAGGTACGCCTCAACAGGCTGCCGGCTACTGCAAGAAGGGAGAATGCGAACATCACATCAGAGAAGCATTTATTGCTCACGATAACACTCTACGCTGCACGTACTGCCTCGATTATCCTGGTACTCCCCAGAAACCCCAATGGGACTGGTTCTTTCCACGTACAATGGACGATCCTGAAACATGGCTCGATGCCTTTGAAATCGGCACAATCTCCACACAAGGTAAACGTACCGATATCGATGCGCCCGTTGAGATGATCACCGAAGGTCATACCCTTCGTGAGGTCGCAGCTACTTTCCCTGCACAATATGTCAAGTATCACAAAGGTTTCCGTGACCTTATGTCTGTGCTAGCTCTTCCCCGTTCTCTTTCTCAGCCCCCTGAAGTTATTGTACTTTGGGGTGGAGCGGAGACTAATAAGACCCGCGATGCTTATATCAAGTATTATCCCGAAATTCCTCACTACCTCTGGAAGCCGTCCAATGGTAATTGGTTCGATGGCTATGATGGCCAAGAGAAAATGATTATCGATGAATTCCGTGGTACAATGCCCTGGGCTGACCTACTCGGTCTTCTAGACCGTAACGAATTTAGAGCCCAATATAAGGGCGGATT